ACAGGTATATGGGCCTTTTATTGGGCCAAACTTCTTCTCAGTTTCTTCTTGTGAATAGTCAGGGTGCCTCTTTGAAAGCATATGCGATGCTTCTTCGCCATCTACGCAAAACCTAGCGATAGATAGCCCTGCCCTCCACATCGGTTCGCTAGTATTCTCTTGGTCTTTAATAATTCTTTTTAGCTGTTCACATCCACGCCCTGCTTTTGTTTTCTTTACTATGTCTACAAAAGAAGATTCCCTGTTGCCTAGTAATGCATCCATCACAGCGTTACTGCCCGAAGGCGCAATCTTGGTGGGTGGTGCAATCGTGTTTACCCCTATTAGCTTTGCGAAATCATCAAAGTCCATAGGAGTGAAGCCCTTGTGCCTCAACAAAATGACCTCTGCGGGCGGGTCTGACTTGTGGTTATGTGTAAAAGGTACACGTAGAACTCTAGCCACATCAGATGTAACAGCCGGGTCAGCGTTCAGTCCATATCTTGCACACGTACTTTTAAAGCTTTCCGCTACAGGAACCCAGTCGTCCGGTGGGATATTGTCAGAT